AGCTGGTTCAAGATACAACTTATTCAGAGTATATACTCGTTCACATGGAACAGTTATGAGTAAGACATATAAAGCTAACATTTTGAATGTAAAAGCAGCATCTGCAATAGCAGGTAGCGATTATGGTTCTTTCTCTTTACAGGTTAGACACCACGCACCAAATAAAACAAAAGACAATCAGATAGTAGAACAATTTGATAATTTAACATTTGATCCAGATGCAGCAAATTATTTCGCTAAAGTAATTGGTGATAGATTTGTTGAAATCGATTCAAATGGTAAGTTGACATATAAAGGTGATTATCCAAACATGAGTAAACATATTCGTGTTGGTGATTATAACAATTTAGAAAATATGCCAAAAACAGTTGTTCCTATGGGTCATGGCGCAGTAAATATTCCTGTAGCTAGTGCACCAAGTGCATCTTTTGTTCACACGCAACAGAATACTAACGGTGATTTCGATTCAAACATATATTATGGTTTTGATTACGATATGGATAAACGTCCTGATAATGGTGAGTATCTAGCACCTATTTATTCAGCAGCCGCTACAACAGGTAATGTCTCTATGTCTCTTGAAAATATGTTAGGACACGCTGACGCAAGTGCATTAGCATCTACATATTCAGACGCTACAGAAAACATTACATTATCACTTTCAGCTATTGGTCAGAGGAAATTTACAGTTCCTTTCCAATGGGGATTTGATGGTGATAATCCTGGTAATCCAAAACTCACAGGTAATGACATCACTGCAGCTAACACACAAGGATTTGATATCTCAAGTGCTACAGCAAGTGGTTCAGTAGCTTACAAACGAGCAATTAATGCTATAAGTAATCCTGATGAATTTGACATTAACTTGTTAGCAACACCTGGTGTAATACACAGATTACATCCAAAAGTAACTAATCATGCTATTCTTAAAATAGAAGCAAGAGCAGACGCTTTTTATGTGTTGGATGCAGCTGCATACGGAGACTCTATTGCTACAGTAACAAATACTGTAAGTGCTTTAGATACAAACTATGCAGGAACATATTACCCCTGGGTTAAGATAGTTGATGGAGACACAAACAGACCAGTTTGGGTCCCACCATCAGTTGTATTACCTGGAGTAATCGCATTTACTGATAAAGTCGCACACGAATGGTTCGCACCAGCAGGTTTGAATCGTGGTGGTTTGACTACGGTATTAGAAGCAAAATCAAGATTAACACATTCAGAAAGAGATGATCTTTATGAAGATAGAGTTAATCCAATCGCTTCATTCCCTGGTCAAGGTGTTGTAGTTTTCGGACAGAAAACATTACAATCCAAACCATCAGCATTAGATAGAATCAATGTTCGTAGATTGTTGATTGCATTGAAGAAATTCATCGCATCATCTTCAAGATACTTAGTATTCGAACAGAATACAGTAGCTACACGAAACAGATTCTTGAATATTGTTAATCCTTACCTTGAAAGTGTACAATCCAATAGTGGTTTAAGTGCATTTAAAGTAGTAATGGATGAAACTAACAATACTCCTGATGTTGTGGATAGAAATAGATTAGTTGGACAAATCTTTATTCAACCTACAAGAACTGCAGAGTTCATTGTGTTGGATTTCGTTGTTCAACCTACAGGAGCATCGTTCCCTGAATAAGTTTGACTTATAAACAACGCTGTCTTATGACGAGAAGCCCCAATTTCGGTTGGGGTTTTTCTTTACATATAAAACTTCTATAAAACTAATAAAAACAATATATTTTGATATTACTTATTTTTTTATTTTATGATATTTATATAGGAAGATAAGAAAATGCTTTTATTAATGGAGACAAATAATGCCTGATATTCTCGATACCAACGAAATATTCTTTACACCATTTGAACCGAAAACAAAGAACCGGTTTATTATGTATATAGAGGGTATTCCATCATATTTAGTTAAAGCGGCTGCAAGACCACAGATTCAATTTGAAGAAATGGTTTTGGACCACATTAACGTTAAAAGACACCTTAAAGGAAAAGGAACTTGGCAACCAGTTGATATAACATTATACGATCCTATCGTTCCAAGTGGTGCACAAGCAGTTATGGAATGGGTTCGTTTAGGGCATGAATCTGTAACAGGTAGAGATGGTTATGCAGATTTTTATAAAAAAGATGTTACATTCAATATGCTAGGGCCAGTTGGTGATATAGTAGAGGAATGGACATTGAAAGGTGCTTTTATAACAACCGCAAATTTTGGTGAAATGTCTTTCGACTCAAATGAGCCAGCAGACATCACCCTAACATTACAGTACGATTACGCAATATTACAATTCTAATTAATAGGAGTTAAAAATGAGTGAATGGATAGCAGCAAATTGGGAGTACGTTTTAGTAGCAGTTTACGCTATAGAAAAAATCGTAAAACTTACGCCAACAAAATATGACGATATCGTTTTCGATATGATTCTTAAACCAATCAAAGAGAAATTCGCACCGTCAAAATAAATTGTAATTTCAAAAATTACTAAAATAGTTATAATAAACAGGTTTTAAATCAAAATGATAATAATCAGAGGAAACGCTTATGGCAGAATATAAGTTCCCAACGGAAGTAGTTAATCTTCCGTCTAAGGGAAAGTTGTATCCAAAAAACCACCCTTTATCAAAGGGTGAAATTGAACTAAAATACATGACAGCAAAAGAAGAAGATATTCTTACTTCTATAAATCTAATACGTAAAGGTATCGTAATAGATAAAGTTCTTGAATCACTTATAATAGATAGAAAGATTAAAGTTGACGATTTATTGATTGGTGATAAGAATGCTTTGATGATATCTGCAAGGATTTTAGGATATGGTAAAGAATACGAAGTAAAAGCAACTTGTGCAGAATGTAACGAAACAGGTGATTTAAAAGTTGATTGTACTTTATTGAAAGATATAGAAGTTGCAGATGATGTAAAAGAAAATAAATTTTCTATGAATTTACCAGCAACTAAAGTAGTTATAGAATTTAAATTATTAAATAGTGCTGAAGAAAGAATGGTAGATAAAGAAGTTGAAGCAATGAAAAAAATTCAACCAGACGTTGACTACACAAACTCTTTCAGATTTAAAAAAATGATTCTTTCAGTAGATGGAGAAACTACAAGATCAGTTATTAATGATTTTGTTGATAATAAGTTTTTAGCATTAGATTCTCTTGAATTTAGAAGGCATCTCAATAAAATTACCCCTGGAGTGGATATGAATTATGAATATATCTGCTCAAGTTGTGATCACATCCAGGAGGTGATGGTCCCATTGGGAACAGGGTTTTTTTGGCCTAACGCATTATAATAAACTTCACGTTCACGAAGAAATATTTACATTATTAAATTACGGTAAAGGTGGTTACACTTTTGACGAAGTGTACGCTATGCCCGTACACCTCAGAAAATACTATCTAAAAAGATTAGCTAAAGAGTATGATAATATCGCTAAAGAGCGAAAAAAGTTATACGATCAAGCTAATGCCAAACGACGATAAAATACTGTTTTCTGATATTTATTTATAACTAAATCCCACATAAAATAAAATAACGGAGTTGAAACTATGTCTGATAAATTACACGAAGGTGTTCTTGATTTTATAATTAAAAAAACAATCGGTTTGTTAGCTGGTGGAGAATATCGTAAAGCAGTTAAAGCTTTTAAGGATGATCCCAAATTATCAAGAAATTTAGCTGATATGGCCAAACTCCAGAAAAAATTTGAAAAAAGATTAAAAGATAAAGCTAAAGCAGATCCAGATTTCGAAAAGAGATTTGCAGCACGAATGCAAAAATATAAATAAAAAGGTATTCTCATGCCGGATTACGGACCCGAAAAATCAGCTGAACAAATCAAGCTTAATAAGCAGTTAGAAGTAACTAGAGGATTACTTGACGAAATAGCTGGTAATTACAAAAAAATAACAGTCAATCATAAACCCATGTTGGATCTGGGTAATCAAATGGTAGAAATGGCTCAAGATACATTAGAAAAATCTGCTAAAGAGGTCAAAGGTAATAAAGCAAAGGCAAAAGCATTGGATCCTGCATTAAAAAGAATGACAGCCATAGAAGAAGGTTGGAAACATATTGGTGAAAATATCGAAGGTCTAATGTCTGGTGATGCAGAACTTTTTAATTTCGACCTGAATTTTGATGCCGCATCAATGGCAACACAAGAGATGAGAGATGCCGCCGACTATGCAAAGAATATTCAAGAAGCTTTAGGTGATCCAAAAACAGCTAAAGTTTTTGATTCAGTAGATAAAGGTGCTGCTAAAATGGAAAGCATGCTTAATAGTTTACCAGGAGGAAATTTTATAGGAGAACAATTAAATCTTACAGGACCTGAGGGTAGTATATCTAAAATGTCAGGGGAACTTAAAGGTGATTTTCTAAAAAGTATAGGAAAAGGCGGAAAAGGTATGGGTGGTATCCTTAAAAGTACAAAGTTCTTAAAAATAGGCCTTGCTGCAGTAGCTATAGCAGCACTTCAATTTGGATTAGAAGCAAATAAAATTCAAAAAGATTTAGGTGTTTCTTATACAGAATCTGCAAAAATATTAGGAACAGCTAAAGCAATTACAGCTGCTAACAAACTCAATGGAATGACTCAAGAAGAGACATTGGGTATTATGAAGAGTATAGCTTCAGAGTTTGGTAGTTATAGTGATGCAACCGCTGCGGCTACATTACAAGCTAGTAACTTGGTAGCAAACTATGGAATGGGTGCAGATAGTGTTGGAATATTAGCAAGACAAATGCAAGCAGTTGGTGAAAGTAGTCTTGATTCAGCATTAAATTCAATTGAGTTACAAGCTAATATGGCAAGAGCAGCAGATGTTCCTGTCGGTGAAGTGATGAATGATGTAGCAAAGAATACAGAACTTTTTGCAAAATTTGGTAAAGATGGTGGTGGAAATATAACAGCAGCTGCAATAGCAGCTAAGAAGTTAGGTTTAGAATTATCTAACGTAGCTTCAATAGCAGATAGTCTATTGAACTTTGAAGACTCTATACAGAGCCAAATGGAAGCTGAGGTTTTATTAGGTAAAGAATTAAATCTTGAAAAAGCAAGGGAGATGGTATTCAATAATGACATAGCAGGAGCTATGGAAGAAATAAGTAAGTTAGTTACTGCACAAGAATTTGAAGCTATGGATGCAGTTACGAGAGCATCAGTAGCCAAAGCTGCTGGATTAGATGCTGCAGCTTTTGGTAAAGCTGTTAGTGGTAATAAAGGTGGTGGAATAACATCAAGTATGAGAACTGGCGGAGCACCAGGAGGTGGTGGCGCCACATCCGAAGTAGAAAATCAGACAAAGGCTTTAGTAGAAGGTAATCAACAAATAGTAAGAGCAATACAAAACTTAGAGGTATCAGGATAATGGCACTTAAAGATATGAAATCAAATTTAGCTATTGGTGTTGGTTCAAAACAAACACCACAATCTTTTCAAGATGGCCATTCTGCAACTACTATTACAGGAACAAAAACATTTCCTACACCACCAAGAACTAAAATAGAAAGTAAAGTATTTAGTGCTATCAATCGTCAAGGTGAAGAACTAAAATATCAATTTAATGATAAATTTACTACACCAAGTTTATTAAAATCTACAACACCCACATTACAAAAATATTATGATAGAGCATTTAAAGATACAGATAAGTTAGGTGCAAGGAATAATAATAGATTAGGTTTTGATGAACCATTTATTCTCAAACCAATTGGTGATAGGTGGGGACCTGGTAATTTAGGATCGTTAGATGGTGGTATAATAAGAGGTGGTATAGTTACTTCAGCCGCAAGAACTGCGGCTGATGTTCAAAGGATTGGTAAATTTTTACTAACACCAAGAGGTGTTGGTTTTATTGCAAAACAACATTTATTACAAGGTTTAAATGCAGGTGGTCCTGTTATGAGAGCAGATATGCCTGCAATAGATGGAAGTTTGAAAAAAATAATTGGTGATAAATTAGGAAAACCTCACAAGCTTATGCTTGAACCAAAACAACAAAGATTTTCTACAGGTAGAGATATATTTAGGAATACACCAGGTAGTGGTAAAGGATTAGGTCAAGGTTATCCAACAGTCCAAGATTTGGAAGGTAGTGATATAAGAAGTTGGAGAGCAAGTTCAATTATAGATTCATTACCTCTTGGTGCACATTATGTTAGACATAAAGTTCCTGCAGGTTCACCAAGTATTCAATTAGTTAAAAATGTTAGTAATTTTGTTGTTGATATGGGCGGTGGTGTATTAAAAATGATGGATGGTATTGATGTAGCATTTCCTAACGTTAGTTTAAATCCAAGTTTCCAAGCAGGAGATATATTAACAGGAGTAGGTAAAGCTATAAAAGGAGCTGCAAATGGTATAGTTGACGTTTTTCCAAATATCTATGATACAGCAAAAGGGGGAGTACAAGCAATAGGTGAGGGAATTGCTAATATTGTGGGTGGTATACAGTTACCAAAAATCACTTTAGGTAATATGGATTCATTTACAAGTTTATTTCCAGGGTTAATACAACTTCCTGCAATAAAAGCTCCTGATTTTAGTGGTTTAACAAGTATGTTAGGTGGATTAGCTAATGTTGCAGCAGGTCTTTTAAAAGGTGTTGCATCAGGAGTAGGTTCAGTTTTAGGAGGAATAAGTTTACCTAAGTTACCTAATATAAAGCTTCCAAATATCAAATTACCTAATATAAATCTTAATATTGGAAATCCATTTGATGGTATATTAAATGCTGCAAAAGGAATAAATTTAAATTTCCCCAAGTTTTCAGGATTTGGTGGATTAGGTTTAGGTTCTATGTCAATACCAGATTTATCAGGTATATTTCCATCAATTAGATTAGGAGCTCAA